TGCAGGTTTCAGCTCCCGGAGGTCCGCGCGCAATGGTGCCGCGGACTCCCGAAAACGGATGGAGGATAAGATTGGAGAGTGTGTCGCGAGAATGTTTCAACTCTTGCGGCTGTTTGGGTACGTGGCTAAGGACGAAGCCAAGGAAATAGCGAAGGGAACCAAACGCTATGTAGAACTGGTGGAGGAGTGCGAAGGAGCTTGGATGGCCGTCATGAAGTACAAATTGGCGGCCTTCTTCTACTCGAACGCGCACGACTCGGATGAGGGAAGAGCAATGCTGCCGAAGCAGCCTTTCAAGGCGGTGGACAACCCCAGGGTTCTGTTGGGGGGACGTGCTGGCAAGTACATGGCCATGATGATCTCGCCACGAAGGCGGGATGAAGTAGAGCGTCTGGAGTTCCTGACGTCGTTCCTTCAACTCAAAAAGGGACTGCCCCGGCCCGACAAAGTCGAGCTAGAGCAGGCCAAGAGAGAGTTCATCAACACGATCACTGAGCCGAAAGAGAAGCCGGAGGACCGGGCTAATTGCTTGTTTGAGAACTGGGCGGACGTCCCTGCAGGTGCTCAATGGACCGACGGAGCCTTCCTGAACCTGAACAACGCGAAAGCGCAGCTCAGAAGAACAGTGAAAGAGCTCTTCGGTGGAAAAGAGTTTACCATGCAGGACCGTCTACGCCCCTTCCTCCCATCTACCAGTGCAAACTACATCAACACGCGCAAAAAGGGCGGCGCAGTCGGTGTATTCCTTACGGACCCTGACATCTTGGCCGGGCTGAGGACGCCCGGAGGTGCTTTCGCGCGAAGTGAGGGCGAGACCTGGACGTGGAGGCGGAGTCAACGGGAGGCTGTGGAGCCAGAGACCGGTGACGACCTACGCGACTGGGAAACGATCTACAACGCGCAGCTGGCAGACCAAGGCCGCAGCGACAACAAAGAGGAGGACAAAGAACTGCGGTGGGCAGAGATGACGAAGGAGGACGCGGAACGAAACGAAGTCAACGGGGTCGGAATCCCGAGGCAACAGGAGGAACTGGGTGGTCGCTTTGCAACACTCTGGTTGAGGACGCTGAGGCGCGCGCGCGCGGAGAAGAACATTGTCTCTCCGGTGCCGCTGCCGGAAGCGCTCAAAATCAGACTGATCACAAAAGGACCCCCATTCCGGATGACCGTGCTGCGCGCACTGTGGAAACATGTCCACACGGCGCTGCGCCGGCACCCGGCATTCTCACTGATTGGCCAACCGGTTACGACGACGTATCTAGAGGAGCAACTCGGAACCCTAGGGTCAGGCGAGTACTTCCTTAGCGGCGACTACAAG